AAGGAAACTCTTGAAGAGCAGTATGCTGCCGCTCTCGCAGAAGAAGTTGAAGAAATCAAAGTCGAACTTGCAGAGCGTGTAGATGCATACCTTGAGTATGTGTCTGGTGAGTGGTTTGAAGAAAACGCACTTACCATCGAAAAAGGTCTTAAGACCGAAATGACCGAATCATTCCTTGCAGGAATGAAGGGTCTTTTTGAAGAACATTATGTAACAATCCCTGAAGATAGATATGATGTGCTTGAGAGCATGGTAGAAAAACTTGATGAAATGGAGACAAAACTCAACGAGCAAATTGAGAAGAACGTTTCCCTCCACAAGCGTCTCGCAGAGTCGGTTGCTGATGGAATCTTTGAACAAGTCACTGTAGGTCTTGCAGACACACAGAGAGACAAGCTCGCTTCACTTGCCGAAAGTGTTGAGTTTGAAAGTGAGGAAAATTATCGTGAAAAACTGGAGACTTTGAAGGAATCATATTTTCCTTCAAGAGTAGTATCTCCTTCTGCTAAAACTTAAACTCTGTCCGAAGGTCTAGATGCCACTCCCGAAACTTATTCGGACTCAATGGCAGCATACCTGAGAACGCTTTCAGCATTCGGCAAATAATTGAATTTAATATAATTCAAACACAAAAACACACTTTAGTAAAAAGGTAAAAAGCAAATGTTCCATTCAGAGCAATTGCAGGAAAAGTGGGCACCTCTCTTAGATTATCAGGGTCTTGATCCAATCAGAGATTCTCATCGTAGAGCTGTAACCGCTGTCCTGCTCGAAAACCAAGAAAAATTCTTAAGAGAAGAATCGGCATTTAATTTAGGTGGTATTACCAACCTGATGGAATCACCAACCAACAGCGGTAATGCTGCTGGTGCTTCAGGTGGATTTGGTGGCAATTCTACTCCAGCTGGTCCTACTGCAGGTTTCGATCCAGTACTGATTTCACTCATCCGTCGTTCAATGCCTAACCTGGTCGCTTATGACCTCGCTGGCGTTCAACCAATGAGTGGTCCTACTGGACTCATCTTCGCAATGCGCTCCCGCTACACCAATCAGAGTGGTGCAGAAACCTTCTAACCAAAGTGGATCTAATCCATCAGTACTCAATCCAGTAGGTACTGCAACAACTAATCCCTCACCATATAATGTTGGTCAGGGTATGGCAACTGGCGATGCTGAGAATCTTGATGGCGCTGGTGCTGACGCATTCAACCAGATGGCATTCTCAATCGAGAAAGTCACTGTTACTGCAAAGTCACGCGCTCTGAAAGCTGAGTACTCATTAGAACTCGCTCAGGACCTCAAGGCAATCCACGGTCTGAATGCTGAAGCGGAATTAGCAAACATTCTCTCAACTGAGATTCTTGCTGAAATCAACCGCGAAGTTATCAGATCCATCTACAAGGTTGCTGAACAGGGTGCTGTACAGAATACTGCAACTCCAGGAATCTTTGACCTCGACGTTGACTCCAACGGTCGTTGGTCAGTTGAGAAGTTCAAGGGTCTTCTTTTCCAAATTGAGAGAGATGCTAACGCTATCGCTCAAAGAACAAGAAGAGGAAAAGGCAACATCATCATGTGCTCTGCTGACGTTGCTTCAGCACTGACCATGGCTGGTGTTCTCGACTACACCCCAGCACTTAACGCTAATCTGTCCGTTGATGATACCGGCAACACCTTTGCAGGTACTCTAATGGGCAAATTCCGCGTATACATTGACCCATATTCGGCAAACCTGACTTCATCTAATGAGACTCCTGGCAACCAATACTACGTTGTAGGTTATAAGGGTTCTTCCCCTTATGATGCAGGACTCTTCTATTGTCCTTATGTTCCTCTCCAAATGGTACGTGCCGTTGGTGAGAACAGCTTCCAGCCCAAGATCGGATTCAAGACTCGTTATGGTCTTGTTGCTAACCCATTCGCTGAGGGTACAACTCAGGGTCTTGGTCGTCTTCAACTCAATAGCAACCGCTATTCCAGAAGAGTTGCTGTTAAGAACCTCATGTGATTTATTTCACATAAAGTTTCAAGGGACCCAATGGGTCCCTTTTTTTATCTAAATATTTAAAAAAAATCATGACTAGAGGACAAATAGAGAATAGGAATTTCCTATCTCCAACGGGATTTAAATTTGTATTGACTAGAGAACCTAAAGTCGCATTTTTTTGCAACCAAGCAAATATACCAGATTTAGTTCTTGGGGTAGCTATTCAACCATCATATACAAAAATGCTACCAACTCCGGGAGACATTATAGAATTTGGTGATTTAACTTTAAGATTTTTAGTTGATGAAAATCTTGAAAATTATATGCTGATTCAAAATTGGATTCGTGGTCTTGGATTTCCAGAAAGAATAAGTCAATTTGGAGAATTGGAGCAAAGAGGATTAGTTCAAGGAAATTATGTTAAAGATAGACAAAACATATATTCCGATGGAACCTTACAAGTTTTAACGAGTAGTCAAATACCTAACTTTCAAGTTAATTTTCAAGACTTATTTCCTTACAATTTGTCAACATTAACTTTTGATGCTACAAATACTGACATTCAGTACTTTACTGCTGACGTAAGTTTCAAGTATACTATCTACAATATCGTTGATTTATCAGGAAATCCATTATGAGTATTGATTTGGATGTTATCCAAAAAATGTGGGAAACAGATTCAAAAATAGATATAGACAATCTTCACACAGAATCCTTAAACATTTCAATTTTACACGCAAAATATTTTGATTTGTATAATACAATTCTTTTATTAAAAAAGAAAGCAGAGCAGCAGAGGAAGAAAATTAAACACGAAAAATATGAATATTTTACTGGAAAAGCAGATCCAGAGGTTTACCTAGAAAATCCCTTCCCAAAAAAGGTTCGTGATAAAGAAACTCTTCAGGGGTATTTGGATTCTGATGAAAAATTATCACAATCTTCTTTGAAGGTAGAGTATTATGATACTATGCTTACATATATTGATAGTATCTTAAAAATGATTGCAAATAGAACTTATCAAATTAAAAATGCTATTGAGTTTATTCGTTTTCAGTCCGGACTGGGGTAAATAAATACTCATAGCAATTATGATGCTATGAGTGACGTAATCATTGAAAAGAAAAATGAAGTTTACATCAAGTTGCATTGTGAACCTCATATTTTATATGAACTTCAACAGTATTTTACTTTTGAAGTAGAATCTGCAAAATTTATGTCTCAGTATAGAAGCAGGCACTGGGACGGAAAGATTCGTCTACTAAGCACTCATACTGGAGAGATATACGTTGGTCTATTAGATAAGGTCATAGATAAACTTACTCTTCACAATTACACTTATGAGTTTAAAGAAAATAAGTTTTACGGATTACCTTTTGAAGTAAATGAAGGTATATCTTATGAAGGCGTTAAAGATTATATGCAATCTATTTGCGTTCATTCTCCCAGAGAATATCAAGTTGATGGAGTATATGATGCTTTAAGGAATAATAGAATATAATGTCGTTATTGGTGATGAAGCTCATCAATTTAAAAGTAAATCTCTGATTGAGATTATGACTAAACTTCATCATGCAAAATATAGATATGGATTTACCGGAACTCTGGATGGAACTCAAACTCACAAGTGGGTTCTTGAAGGTTTGTTTGGACCTTCATACAAAGTCACAAGAACTTATGAATTGATGCAACAGGGTCATATTTCCCAATTAAACATTCAGTGCCTTGTTCTTAAACATCCTCCACAAAAATTTGAATCCTATGAAGATGAAATTCAGTATCTAATTCAACACGAGCAAAGAAATAAATTTATCACAAATCTTTCTTTAGATTTAAAAGGAAATACTTTAGTTCTCTTTTCAAGAGTAGAAGCACACGGACAACCATTATATGAGAAGATAAATAATACTAAGCGAGGTGATCGCAAAGTATTTTTTATTCATGGTGGAGTTGATACTGAAGAAAGAGAATTGGTTAGAGAAATTACAGAAAGAGAAAATAATGCAATCATTGTTGCTTCTTATGGCACTTTTAGTACTGGTATCAATATTAAAAGAAACAAAACAAAAGCAGTTCTTTACGACATATCTGATGACTGTACTTATAATTCAAGAAAAAATTATACATTAAATCATTTGATTGAAAGAATTAAAATTTATAATGAAGAAAACTTTAATTACGAAATTATCACTATACAACTTAAGAAAAATGGGAATTGAAGAAGACTTTTATGCAACGGTTAAATTAAAGACAGGTGAAGAAATCTTTGCAAAAGTTGCAGCTTCAGAAGAAGAAGATCGCACAATACTAATTATTTCTAATCCAATTATGATTGCTGAAATCAAAGGTAGAATGGGTGTTGTTGGATATAAACTAGAACCATGGTTGAAGACAACCAAAGAAGATATGTTTATACTTAATCTTGAAGATGTTCTTACACTTTCGGAATCATCAGATATAGAAATGATTATGATGTACCAGTCTTTTGTTCGTCAGTCTAATAAAGATAGTAAAAATCAATCAAAGATTAATCGTAGAATGGGATATCTTGCCAATGTTAATGATGCTAAAGAGATCTTAGAGAAGCTTTATAAAAATAGTTAAAGCTAATCTTATCAACCTCGACAAAGGTAATTATACACAGTTTGAGATACCTTGTCAACCATTTGTATAAATGCTATAATTCATACATATTATGAGTTAACCTAATGATAACCACAGCAGTCATGACCAAAAGAAAGAGGTCAGAGCATTACGTCAACAATAAAGAGTTTCTTGCCGCCATTATCAAGTATCGTGAAGACGTTGAAATAACCTTTATTAAAAAGTTTGGTAGAGAATTGACTAAAGAAGATCGCCCAAAAACTTGGGATACCAAACCTCCCATTCCTCGCTACATTGGAGAATGCTTCTTAAAGATTGCAAATCACCTTTCCTTTAAACCAAACTTTGTGAATTATATGTTTAAAGAAGACATGATTTCTGACGGTATTGAAAACTGTGTTCAATATATTCATAATTTTAATCCAGAGAAATCACAAAATCCTTTCGCATATTTCACTCAAATCATTCATTACGCTTTCCTACGCAGAATCCAAAGAGAAAAGCGTCAGTTAGAGATCAAAAATAAAATCCTTGAGCGTTCTGGGTACTCTGAGGTATTTACAGACGATAACACTGTTGACGGTGGCAACTATTCCGATTATAATTCGATTAAGGATGGAATTCACTCGAAACTTCGTTACTAATGCGTATTGCCTTAATCAATGATACCCACTGGGGTGCCCGAAAAGGTTCAAAACTCTTTCACGATTATTTTGAACTCTTCTACAAGAATGTGTTTTTCCCGACGCTGGAACAGTACGGGATTGATACAATCATTCATATGGGTGATGCTTTTGATAGTCGGAAGTCAATTGATTATCAAAGTTTAGAGTGGGCTAAAAGAGTTGTATTTGAACCTCTTAAAAACTATAAGGTTCATATGATTGTTGGTAATCATGATAGTTATTATAAGAATACTAACAACACAAACTCTCCTCAACTTCTGTTAAAGGATTATCCAAATATTCAAACGTATTCTTCTCCAACAGAAATCAAAGTTGAAAATCTTGATATCCTTCTTCTTCCTTGGATTTGTATGGAAAATGAAGAGAAATCACTTAAGATGATTAAAAAAACCAAAGCAAAAGTTGCAATGGGTCATCTTGAATTGCAAGGTTTTAGTCCTCATAGAGGATTAATTATGGAACATGGATTAGAATCAAATGTTTTTAAAGACTTCAAAAAGGTATTTTCTGGTCATTACCATACTCGTTCTGATAATGGAACTGTATTCTATACGGGAAATCCTTATGAGATTTATTGGACGGATGTAAATGATACTCGTGGTTTCACTATTTTTGATACAGAAACATTAGAGCATACTTATATCAATAATCCATATAAAATGTTTCACAACATTTATTATGAGGATACCAACTATCAAACATTTGATACTCGTGAGTATGAGAACAAAATTGTAAAAGTTGTTGTTCGTAAGAAGTCAGATACTAAAAAGTTTGAGAAGTTTATTGATAAACTCTATGCTTCTAATATTGCAGAACTTAAGATTATTGAGAATTTTGATATTCAAGAACCTCAAGAATTTGAAGTATTTGAAAGTGAAGATACAATTTCTATCCTGAATAGATATATTGAGGAGGCAGAAATTAGTCTTGATAAATCAATCATTCAGAAGATGATGCAAGAAATATATCAAGAGGCTTGTGAACTTGTTTAAATGTTTATTTTAACAATTAATGGTAGAGAAACCGAAGGTGCATATTCTGTAATAGATGATGAAGGTGAACATATCTTATATCTCTTTGAAGAGGAAGATGATGCAGTAAGATATGCTATGATGCTGGAAGAAGATGGATATCCAGAAATGCATGTAATTGAAATTGAAGATAAAGTAATGATAAAAACCTGCGAAATGCACGGGTATCAATATACAGTTATTACCCCCGATGACATTGTAATTCCTCCAAAAACTTCTGATTATGATTTTATTTAAGACTATTCGTTGGAAAAATTTTCTTTCTACTGGAAACCAGCATACTGAAATTGATTTCACCAAAAATAAAACTAATCTGATTATTGGTACAAATGGTGCTGGTAAGAGT